CAAATATAGTGGATTAAATGTTACAATTAAGTTTAATCCCTATCACTGGCGATTAGCTGCAAATTATTTTGTAACTAATGAAGCATGGGAACAAGACGCTCTGGTAATAGAGATTCTCCCTATAACTGTAAGACTTTGGATTGATGACGGAGAATGGTAATGAACTGGATTAAAAATATTTTTGGTAAGAAAAAACAATATGACTTTGCACCTTTAGAACAGGTGATGAGAGAATGGGCTAAAAAGTGAATATATTTTATCTTGACCATGATGTTACAAAGTGTGCCGAAATGCACAATGATAAACACACGGTCAAAATGATTTTAGAATATTGTCAGTTGCTTTCTACGGCACATCGGTATCTTGATGGCGTAGAAGTGATTGGTAAAACAAAAACTGGTCGTAATGCTAAGAGATGGAAATTACTTGACAGCAGGGAAACTGTGTTGTATTCTGCTACACACATCAATCATCCATCTTGTGTATGGGTAAGAAAATCAACCATGAACTACTATTGGTTATATACTTTGTTGGTTGCATTGTGTAAAGAATATACTTATCGCTATGGTAAAATTCATAAGTGTGAGAGTAGTGGATTGGTTAATCATTTACAAGTTACACCAACCAATATACCAATTGGTGAGTTTACTCAGCCTACACCTGCAATGCCAGACGAAGTGAAGATTTTAGGTGATTCCGTTGCTTCTTATCGTAACTACTATATAAACAATAAGACACATTTAGCAAATTGGAAAAACAGAGAGGTACCTAGTTGGTATGCCAACCTATAATTTTATAGACACCGAAACAGGTGAAGAAGTTGAAAGAATCATGTCATGGTCACAGCGTGAAGAATTCTTAAAAGAAAACCCACAATTAGAGGTCGTTATTCATGCACCAGCACTAGTATCATCAAGAGGTGGTACGAATGACCAAAAGGCAGGCGATGGATGGAAAGAAGTGCTATCTAAAGTAGCAGAGAAACATCCTGGCTCAGTTGTTGGTGAACGATATGGTAGAAAATCTATCAAAGAAGCAAAGACCTCTCAAGTGGTTAAAAAACACGTTGACAGGATTACAAAGAGATTACAAAACAAACGATGATTTTTAACCATGTCAAGCTACCAGAATTAGATTTTGAATTAGAAGCAAAGACTACTGAAAAAGGTAGAGTATATTACACACCTTCAGGTAAAGCATACCCATCGGTAACAACCGTATTGGGTGCTTTATCAAAAGAAAGTATTGAGGCATGGAGAAAGAAGATTGGCGAAGAAGAAGCCAACAAAATCTCTGGTCGTGCTAGTCGTAGAGGTGAGGCGTTACATTTAGCTTGTGAAAAATATTTGTTGAATGAAATGGACTTTAAGATGAAACAAAAATTGATGCCAAACATCAAAGAGTTATTCTTACAGTTACAACCTTATCTTGATACTAATATTGGTGACATCTATTCTATTGAACAACCACTCTATTCAGATAATCTAAAGATTGCTGGCCGAGTTGACTGTATTGCTGAGTGGGATAATGAAATTGCGGTGATTGACTTTAAAACCTCTACCAAAGAGAAGTTAGAAGGTTACATTCAAAACTATTTTCAACAATGTACCTGTTATGCGGAGATGTTTGAAGAAATTACAGGCAAACCAATTGACAGAATCGTTGTGGTAATTGCCGTTGAAGATGGGCAATCACAGGTATTTGTTCGCAGTAAGAAGGCATACTTGCCGCCATTGAAACAAATCATCAGCGATTATTACCTCAAAAATAAGATGGTTGTAGTATAATAGCTTCATTATGCCATTATTCCTTGAAAAAATTGAGCCTGTAAAACAGATAGAACAGATTGAGATTCAACCTTCAATTGATAAGGTTGAAAATTCATCTGTAAATTCGTGGGAAGTTACATTTGTTGTTTTTTTGATGATTGCAATTTATCTTTTTAGAGCCCCTCTTTTGGCATTACTTTTTTTCGTGCTTAAGTTTGTGTTATTTGGAACATTAGCTTATTCTACTTACATACTGTTTATACAATGAAAATCTATATTTCAAAATACCGTAGTCATTGGGTTTCTCCATACAAAATCTTGGAGAAAGTGTATTTTTGGCGTGAAATTGACTATGATGAACCTATCATTAAGAAATGGTCTGACCGCTTACAACCTTTTTGTGAAGCATGGCAAAAGTTTTTAGATTTTGTTCATCCTAGAATTCAATATGTTAAGATTGATTATTGGGACACTTGGTCAATGGATCATACCTTGGCTGATATTGTTTTACCAATGTTGAAACAATTAAAAGAAACAAAACATGGTGCACCAATGACCGATGATGATGATGTTCCTGATAATCTTAAAAGCACAAGTGCAAAACCAAAAGAAGAAGAATGGGATACAGATGAGTTCCACTTTCAAAGATGGGATTGGATCCTTGACGAAATGATTTGGGCTTTTGAACGAAAAACAATTGATGATGATGAATCTTCTTTCTTTGACCATTCAGAAAATGAACCTAATGGTTTTCCTTGGGATAAAGATGGTAATTATGTAAGTAAAACCAAAGTTGATTGGGAAGGATTAAAATCTCACCAGGCAAGAAAAACAAATGGGTATAGGTTGTTTGGAAAGTATTACGAAGCATTGTGGGATTAAAAGCCTTATAAATAAACTATCAGCACCACACACAATCGCTGATACTACACACACAGGAGTATTAAAATGTCTATGACACCTTACGAGATACGGCTAGAACTCTTAAAAATGGCCAAAGATATGCTCACCGATGACTATTATGGTAAGCGTGAAATCATATCTAACAGCTGGCAAACCGAAATTGAGTCCGCTCGATTAAAAGGCGAAACACCGCCTTCACATCCAGGTTTTCCAGAATTCCCAAATGAATCCGAAATTATAAAGAAAGCAGAAGCTCTCAATGGTTTCGTATCTCAAACTCCAGCACCTGCTGAAGTAAAAACCAAGAAAGCATCTTGATTGGGACGGGGAGGTAAAACTCTCCGGCAAAAAACACAGGAGAAAGAATTGCGAAGTAAAACAATACTATCAAGTATTATATTATCAGCATCAATTTTAATGTTTGCAGTTTTGGCAGCTGAGAATACAAATGTATATCATTTGCCATTTAACATCAATTACAATACATTATCAAAACCAGTTCAGCAACAAGTTGATTGCCTCGCTGAAAACATTTATTATGAAGCTAAGAATGAATCAAGGGAAGGGCAAATTGCCGTTGCTCTTGTTACTCTTAACCGCTTAGCATCAGGCAATTACGCTAACGATGTGTGTGGAGTAGTAAAACAGAAAACAAACGGAATGTGCCAATTTTCGTGGGTATGTCAACCATTCTTTACCACGAAACACTTGACAAGTAACACTAATTCGTTGTATAATGAAATCCGTAATCTAGCAGTATATGTTCTTATGAATTATGACAATATGGATGATGTCACCAAAGGTGCCACATATTATCATGCCGATTATGTTAATCCTCAATGGGGATTACCAAAGACAACACAAATCGGTAGACATATATTTTATAAAAGAAACACAGATATACAAACGATGAAAAAGGAAATAAAAATATGAGTGAATTACTCAAAGATATTAAAACATTGGTGATATCATTAGCTACCGTAATTATATCGGTTGTTATTGCTGCCACTTATTATAATGTCAACGACCGAATTCTGATGTCAAAGAACATTGATTCGGCTATCGCAAAAGGATTGGATCCAATTTCGGTTCGTTGTTCATTTGTGACCAACACAGATACAGTTTGTGTGGCATACGCAGCTTCAAGTAAAAAATAAACAGAAAGGTATATTATGGCAGTAGTTCAATTGAGTATTAATCAGATTAGTAATCCAGTAGACCAAAAGAAACTTTTGGACTGCTTGCGTGAATGTTCTGCATCAATGACTAGAATGGATGGCGAAAAAGATTACATTAGAGAATCTATCGCCGCCATTTCTAAAGATTTACAGTTACCTAAAAAATTGGTAGCAAAGTTAGTTAAGGTTTATCACAAACAAAACTATGACGAGGAAGTTGCAACACATGAACAATTTGAAGCCCTCTACGAAACCATCGTTAAGTGATGTTTTAGGTTTAGTTGCTTTAGCAATATGCACTATCATATTGGTGGTGTATATTGTGTATAATTATGGCCATGAAAGTCATGGCTTAATGTATGATTGTAGAATGGCGGAGATATCACCTGATTTTCCACCAGAAGTTAGAAATGAATGTCGTAAATTGAGGAGTATTAGACAATGAGTAAATTTACATTTATTTGTGAAGATGAAGCAATGCCATGGTCAAGTGGCATCACATCAAAGAAAACCGTGGAGTTTAGCGGTGAAAATTTAAATGAAATTGTTGGTGAATTTCAAATGTTCTTAAAGGGTTGTGGTTTCAACTTTGAAGGACAATTGGACTTGGTAGATACTAATGCCGACTAAAGATGAAATGATGAAGTTTGCTAAAGAGATTGATAAGTTGGTTGCTGAAACTAGCTATAATTATATTGAAGCGATTGTAGAACATTGTAAACGCACAGGCCTGGAAATTGAAGTAGCCTCGACCTTGGTCAATGCTAATTTAAAAGCCAGAATTGAAAGTGATGCAATGGAAAATAATATGTTAAAGAATAAGAGTCCTAGATTGCCAATATGACAGGCTATGAAGCATTTTCCATTTATCACACACTAAAATTACACTTTACCAGCGACTACGATTACTTTAAGTATAATGGTAAGTGTAATATTAGTCCCACCACTTTTGAGAATCGTAGGGACAAATATCATTTCTACAAACTCTCCCGTAAGTATCCAAACAAAGACGAATATACCCAATTTGTAATTGCTAACCTATTTGTTAATGGTAAAGCATGGGCAGGTGATTTGCTACAAGAAGAAGCTGATATTGCCTTCAAAGAAAGGCAAAAAATTGCTCAGTCTATGGCATATACCTTTGAAAATGATTGTAAAGTTATTTTTGAAGATTGTAAAGATCCGAACGATGTATTGTCAAGTAATGGAGACCATCCAAGACTATTAACAATGGCCTTGCGTAAGGAGATAGCACCAGAAACATTAATCGTCCTAAACGCAATCCTACAATTCTTACCGATGTGGGACAGGAAGATTACCGACACAATACGATGGCCTGATTATAGGCAAAGTATTACCAAGTATGCCTCTTTTCTTACCTTTGATGTAGTAAAATACAAGTTGATATTGAGAAAGATTATATTATGAAGTTATACTTAGATATGGATGGCGTAATTGCCAACTTTGAAAAGCGATACATTGAATTGTTTAATGAATCGCCAGGTTCATCACGGGACAGAAAACAGTTTAGTAACAATTGGACGATTTTCATTGAAGGTAAAAACTTTGAAACTCTTGATTGGTGGCCAGGTGGTCCCGAATTAATTACATATATTCAAAAAAACTTTCCGCATGAAAATGTAGAGATTCTTACCTCATCTGGTGGCAACAAGTACCATAGTGAAGTAGAAGTTCAAAAGAATGTTTGGATTAAAAGAATGAATCTTTCCGAAAAATGGAAAGTCAATGTAGTAGCAGGTAGGAAATTAAAGGCGGAGTTTGCTACTCCAGATAGCATCTTGATTGATGATACCTTAGATGTTATTGAGGCCTTTAACAAAGCGGGTGGAATAGGTATTCATCACAAGGATGTTGGCAATACTATCATGTTGCTTGACATACTCTTGGACAAAGCACATAAATAAAGTTATATTATGATACTGTGGACAAGAAGTTATATATTTAATACATTTAATACGAGGTAATACAATGAGTTCATTTGCAAATCTAAAGCGCAATCGTAGTTCCATGGACAAACTAACCAAGGCGATTGAAGCTACTCAATCCGGTTCATCAGAAGCCGGTTCAAAAGACGATACTCGCTTTTGGCAACCATCAGTAGATAAATCTGGCAACGGCATGGCTGTTGTTCGTTTTCTCCCAGCACCAGCAGTTGATGGTGATGATGCTCTGCCGTGGGTTCGCACATTCAGTCACGGATTTCAGGGACCTGGCGGTTGGTTCATTGATAACTGTTTGACTACTTTGAATGATAAGTGTCCAGTCTGCGAGCATAACAATGTTCTGTGGAATTCTGGCATTGAAGCAAACAAAGAAATTGCTCGCAAGCAAAAGCGTAAGTTGACATATATTGCCAACATTTTGGTTATTTCAGACCCAAGCAATCCCGAAAATGAAGGTGAAATCAAACTGTATAAGTTTGGTAAAAAGATTTTCGACAAGATTTCTGAGGCGATGAATCCAGAGTTCGCTGATGAAACACCGGTTAACCCATTTGACCTATGGGACGGTGCCAACTTTAAGTTGAAGATTCGTAATGTTGAAGGCTATCGTAACTATGACAAGAGTGAATTTGCCGATGCAAGTCCTCTCTATGATGGTGATGATGCCAAATTGGAAGAATTGTGGAAGAAAGAGTTTTCTCTCAAAGAATTTACTGCTGCTTCACAGTTTAAACCTTATGAGCAGTTGAAAGGTCGTTTGGACAAAGTTCTAGGTGCACCAGTAGCATCTAGTAAGGCAGAATCTGCTGATATTAGTCCATTCAAGTCGGAAGAAGCTAAAAGCATTCCTTCTGCAAAAGCACCTTCATTAGCTGAA